GAGTATAACAGTCAATCAAAAACCAGACGATAACGCACCAGCATACAATGATTTAAATTTTGTCATTACTGAGAGTGATAGTGCTATTTACACTAAGCCAAACTTTAAATTCATTGCCGATGTATTTAAAAATACAACACGAATTGCACGTTTAAAAGCACCTATCTATCCAAATAGCACCAACAAAAGTGTTTTTAACATTGGTAGGTTAATTGAAAACTTTGTGTCCTTAGATTGGGACATTGACGATGTATCGGTAAGTGGATGCCCAAATAGTTACATTGGTTATAAAGTCAATTTTGGTTATGAGTATTCTACTGGCACTACTTCACCAATTATCGAAGTTAGTGGTGCAACCAACGTCACTGGGTTAACTGCGTATAATATGGCTTTAAACCCTATTGACTTTGTTTCGTTTGACGAAAACGACTACAAAATTAACACTACAAAGAATGCTGAGTTTTTAACATCTTTAAGAAGTAAAACTATTTATAAAGGTCAAAAGGATTGGCTTTACTTTTGGCGTGGGAATGCTTTGACTGTAGAAATTAAAACTTACCCAGCAGCCACAACGCAAATAATTTTGTTGAGTGGAATAACTGATTCGGTTTTACGGATTCCTATTATACCAGCAAGTGGTGCAACCTATTTAGAGGTCAAAGCAAAGGGTAGTGGCTCAACAAGTGAAACATATAGAATAGACATAAAAGATGAATGCACAAAGTACGCAAATAATGACGTTTACTTCCTTAACAGATACGGGGCTATTGAGTCATTTCGCTTTAATCGGGTGCGAAAGGATAACTTTACTATACAAAGAAAAACCTACAAGCAAACACAATACAGTTTATCAGGTTCAAGTTATTCCTACGAGACAAGTGCAAGAAGTACAAGTAACTACAACACCGAAATAATGCAAAAAATTACACTTAATTCCAATTGGATTACAGAAGAAGAAAGTGTATGGCTCAAAGAATTGGTAACCTCACCCTCTATATGGTTGTTAGACGATGGAGTTTTGAAAGCCATTAATATCACAAACACCGATTACTCGGTAAAGACATTGCTAAACGACAAAGTGTTTAATTTGACAATAGAATGCGATTTGTCATTTGTAGATAAGGTGCAACGCTTATGATAAACTTATTTGTAAATAATACGCTGGTCGATTTAAGCGAAGATTTCGACCTACTTATTACTCGTTCAATTGCAGATATTAAAAACCCTGAACAAAGAAGTAGTGATTGGTCAAAGACTGCAAAAATACCAGGCACAAAAACAAACAATATTTTATTTGGTGGAATTTTTGAAGTTGAACACACCGTCTTAGGTAGTGGGCAATTTGCACCAAACTTTAACCCTAACAAAAAAGCGGATGTAGTTGTATTGGTCGACGGGTTCGAGCAGTTAAGGGGCTTTATAAGATTGATTCAAATAAACGTCTTAGACCACGATTTTATAGAATATGAATGTAGTTTACACGGACAAACTGCTGACTTGTTTACAACGCTTGGGAATGCCAAATTAAGCGAATTAGATTTTGGAGAATACAACCACGTTTTAACAGATACAAACGTCACCAATTCTTGGGACACCTCAATTGTAAAAAATAATACTTCACAAGCGTTTGCTTATGGTGAGGGTTACGTGTATGCACAAATGTTGAATAAATATGGTTCACAAAATACAAACACAAACCAATGGAGAGTAGATGACCATATACCTTGTTTGTATGCAAAGACAATAGTAGACAAAATAATGTCAAATATTGGATATCAATATACAAGTGATTCATTTTTTACAAGTGATAGGTTTAAACGTTTAATTATTCCTTACACAAATTTTGGTTTTACTTCTGATGAAACTGCATTACAAACACGTTTATTTCAAGCACAATTAAGTACAAGTCAAACTATTGTTAGAACTGCGGGTGCTATAACTGCAACCACATTAGCATTTAATAACGATTCAACGGGTGGTAACTTTGATAATGGTGGAAATTATAACACAAGTACTTACCAATATACTGCACCAATTAGTGGAACTTTTGATTTCTTTTTAAGTTTACAAAGTAGTTTTGATGGTACTGCACCATATTCAAGTTATGCATCAATGAGTTTTTTTGTGTATAAAAATGGTCTGGTTGTTAAAACGATAGATATTGATTCAAATAATGTAAGTACTACACATTGGGATTTTGATGGTATAGGCAGTTGCCAAATTTCTTGTGTTGTTGGAGATACTATACAAATAAAATTTATTCAAACTTGGTTTGATGGCGTTTCACCAATACTTGGGACAAACACAATTAATTCTACAACACAATTTTATAACCACGTTTCTGCATCAACTTTAGCTTATAACAACCCTTTAGATTTTGGTTTATTCTTTTCAGGTGATTTCACACAAAAAGATTTGCTAATCAACTTTGTTAAAATGTTCAACTTGTATATTGAACAAGATATGGACAATGCAAAGAAACTGCGTTTTGTACCACGTGACGATTTCTACAACGGCACTACACAAGACTGGACAAGTTTAGTGGACTATTCACAAAATGTGCAAATAGTTCCTATGGGCGACCTTGAAGCTAACCCTTACATATTTACATACAAAGAAGGTGAAGATTTCTACAATAAAGAATATAAACAAAGCACAAGCAAAATCTATGGTGACAGAATTGTTCGAGTTGACAATGACTTTGTAAAACAAGAAAAGAAAATAGAAATTACATTTTCACCTACAATGTTATTAGCTTCGGGCAATAGGTACTATTCAACAATTTTAAATGGTAATAACGACAAAGGACAATTGAGATGTCTGTATTTTGGTGGGGTTAAAAATACATCAGCTTACGAAGTGTACAACACAACCCTTACAAACGTACCTAATTTTAGTAAATATCCGTTGACATTGCACATTGACGACACCGATAATATGCAGTTTGACCTAAATTTTGGGATGTCTAACTACATTTTAGCCGATAAAGGGCTTGAATTTAGCAACCAAAACTTGGTAAATTCGTATTGGTTTAAAACAATTAGGGAAATTACTGACAAAAATTCTAAGGTATTTAAAGGATATTTCCGTATCAATCCGTATCAATGGGCAAATATTCAATTTAAAGACCTATATTTCTTTGAGGGTCAGTATTGGAGATTAAATAAAATCACAGATTACAACCCTTTACAAGAAGGTGTGTACCTATGTGAGTTTCTTTTGGTCACTTACTATGAACCATCGACTTCAAACAAAAAGAATGTAGGCGTAGGGGCTACAGATATTTTAAACGATAGATTTCCATTCGGCAAACCTATTGGGTTCACGGGCGTAACTACGGGGGGCGTAAACATTGGAGACAGTGGTTTAGATTCAAAAGACAATATCACGGTAGGCAATGACCACGTTTCGCAAGGTCGATTCGCCAACACTATTTTAGGTGGTACACAAGTAAACATACCCATTAATTTTGAAAGTGTAACGGCGATAAATTGCGATACTTATTCAATCACGGAATCAAATCGTTTCTATGTAGAAAATTTCCCTCAAATGGGTGCTTATAGTTGTGGTGGTAATGTAATTGAAATTGACCACACCGATAGCCCTTACACGTCTTTATACGATGACTATTTAATTGTATGCGATATGACTGGCAACATATCAATAGTTTTACCTAACCCGTCAACTAACAAAGGCAAAATATTTGTCGTTAAAAAATTAGGTAGTCCAAATACAATAACTGTAACTGCTGGTGATGGTTCTATTTTAATAGATACGTCAACAAGTCACACAATTACCAATAATAAAGAAGCACATCAATTTATTTCAACAGGAACACAATATTACGTTATAGTACCTTAAAACAAAATAATGGCAAAATCAACTGCAGCAATAGAAATAGAAGTAGTACCTAAAGGTAATGCTGAAGCAACCGTAAAAACGTTTAAACAACAATTAAAAGAAGCTAAAAACGAGGCTCAACAATTAGTTGCAACGTTTGGCGAATTTAGTCAAGAGGCGTTAGCTGGTCAACAAAAGGTTGCAAATCTATCCGACCAAATGGAAGATTTTAACGACCGAGTAAAAGCATTAAATCCTGATAAGTTCGCAAAAGTTCAAACGGTTGTTAGTGGTGTTGCAAGTGGTTTTAGTGCAGCACAAGGTGCTATGGCTTTGTTTGGTTCTGAAAGTCAAGATTTGCAAAAGACACTTGTAAAGGTACAAGGTGCAATGGCACTTGCACAAGGGCTTGAAGGACTTGGGAAAGTACAACAACAATTTAAGACATTAGCATTAGAAGTAAAAGGTAATGTAGTTAAATCGTTTAGCAGTTTAAAGGGTGCAATGTCGGCACTTGGAATTGGTTTATTAGTTGCTGCATTAGGTTATGTTATTGCCAAATTTTGAAAAGGTAAAGAAAGCCGTTTATAATTTAATACCAGGACTTGAAGGTGTTGCAAAGTTTGTCGGTAATTTAGTGCAAGGGTTTACCGATTGGTTAGGTGTTACATCAGAACAAGATAGAGCATTAGAAAAACTAAACAAAACTACTTCAAGAAGCAACGACCAGTTAGACCGTGAAGCAAAACTTTTAGAAGCACAAGGCGATAAACTTGGGGCTTATGCAAAACAACGTCAAAAGTTAGTCAATGAGTTAAATCAAGCCCGTCAAAATTTAGGGAAAAACAATGAGAAAGAGTGGGGAAAAATCATTGACGATACAAAGAATGCTTTAGCCATTTTAGAAATTGACGAAAAAAAGTTTGTCAAAGAACAAGCCGATACAAAAGACAAAGCAAATAAAGATGCAAGTGATAAACGCAAAGCAGATTTAGACAAACAAACTGCAAATGCTTTAGAACGTAGGGCGACATTATTGGCATTAGAACAAAACACTTTACAACAAGTTCAAGATGCTGCAAATGCTGCATTTAATATAAAAGTAAAAGGTTTAAAAGAACAAGGATATACTGAAGCACAAATCTTAAAACTTCGCAATGCTGAATTAAACAAGGTAACAAAAGAATTTAATGATAAGCAAAAAGCAGATGCCGACAAATTAGCATCAGAAACAAAAGCAAATCGTGAAAAATTCATCAATACGGAATTAGACCAAACAAAAAAACAATATGAGCAACAAATAAATTTTGTAAAATTAAGAGATGCTAATTTACAAAACCAAGCAAAAACGAATCAAGAAATTGCAGATATTGAATTAAAGAGTTTAGAAGCACAACTTATAACAAAGCAAAAATATAGTGAAGATACAACTGCAATTGAACAACAAATACTTGATAAAAAACGTGCAATTCGTGACCAAGATTTAGCAGAAGAAAAAGCAAAAGCAGACAAAGAGAAAGAAATAACAACGGCAAAATACCAAGCAGTCAATGATTCTTTAACGGCAATTGCTGACATTTACAGTGCGTTTGCAACTCAAAGCGAAGAAGACCAAAGAAAAGCATTTGAAGTAAGCAAAGCAGCACAAATTGCACAAGCGATTATAAACACTTATCAAGGCGTAACTGCTGCCTTAAGTTCAGTCCCTTTATTTCCTGGTCAACAATTTGTCAATGCTGGTTTAGCACTTGCTGCGGGATTGGCAGCCGTTAAAAGGATTAGCGAAACTAAATTTCAAAGCAAATCTGCAAGTGGTGGTAGTATGCCATCTCAATCTTCAGGTGGTGGAATGCAACAAATGGCTGCACCTCGTATGTCAAGTTTAGGCAATGGCAACGAGTTAACACAAGATAGACGTGTGTACGTTACCGAAGGCGATATTTCACGCACACAAAAGCGTGTAAGCAACAATCAAAGTGTAAGTGTAGTAGAATAACGCAACAAAATTTAAATTAAACTAATATACATTATATGGATTTACCTATTTACAAATTGACCATATCAGAAGATGATTTAGAAAGTGGTGTAGAATTTATTTCTTTAGTTGACAAACCAGCGATAGAAAAAGATTTTATGTTATTCAATAAATTTGAATCATTTAACGATTACCCTGAATCAGCTAAAAGCAATGCAGAACGTGGTATAAGATTGAATGATGAATTAGGAAATAAATGTGCAACTCAAGTGGGCAAAGTTAGGGCTCAGCAAATTGCAAATGGTGAACCATTGTCAGAAGAAACAATAAAACGCACTTACTCATATTTGTCAAGGGCTAAAGAATACTATAACCCAAATGATTCTGAGGCGTGTGGTACTATTTCTTATTTATTATGGGGTGGTGAAGAAATGTTAGGGTGGTGTGAACGTAAAATGTCTACTTTCAAAAAAACATTTGCAATACAAAATGAAGAAAAAAGGATTATTTCAGGAGCTGCGATGTTGGCTGATTTGCCAATTTATCGTCGTGATGATTCTCGTGGTGAATATTACGTGGTCTTTGACAAAGAAACCATTTATAAAATTGCTAAAAAGTGGGCGAAAAACAACAAGTACAATAGTGTAAATGTTGATCACGATAAGGCAATAGATGGATGCGTTTTATTTGAATCTTATTTATTAGATTTTGAACGTGGTATAATGCCACCAAAAGGATTTGAAGATGCAAAAGATGGTAGTTGGTTTGTTAGTTATTTTATCGAAGACGATGCGAATTGGGAAAAATGCAAAGATGGTACTTGGAATGGTTTTAGCGTAGAAGGTTTTTTTGATTTTGTAGAACCTAAAGAAGAAGATAAAATTTTAGAAGACTTGAAATCACTACTATCAAAGTGGAATGGCAAATAAAAAACGCAACAATTAAAACATAAAACTAATATATATAAAAATGGACTCTAAAAGTTTAATTCAAGAAATCCGCTCAATGTTGAAATTCGACGATGCGGTATCAGTTGAAATGGCAAGTGCCGTATTAACCGATGGAACGGTAATCAAATGGGAAGGTGAACTTTCTGTAGGAACTGCTATTTTAGTAGAAACTGCCGAAGGCGATATCGCTGCACCCGATGCTACACACGAAGTTGAAGGTGGTACATTGGTAACTACTGTTGCTGGTATCGTAACTGAAATCGTAGAACCTACTGCAGAAGTTGAAGTTGAAATTGAAGCTGCAAAAGAATTTGCAACAATCGAAAAATTCAACGAGGTAGTAAGTAACTTAGAAAGCAAAATCGCAATCTTAACTGCACAATTTGAAAGTGTAGTAGCTAAATTAGAAAAACAAAGTGAAATGTTTTCTAAGACCGTTGATTTAGTAGAGAAGGTTGCAAATCTACCAAGTGCTGAACCAACAAAAGCACCCGAGACTTTAAGCAAAAAAGAACAACAATTTGCAAACATTGTAAAAATCGCACAACAACTAAAGAAAAAATAAAAATATGTCATTTGTAGTATCATCACTCGCAAATTACACCAATGAGCAGAGTCTTAATTTATTAAGCAAAGCCTTATTTGGTGGTAAAACGGCTCGTTTAATGTACGACGCTGGTCAAGTTCAAGTAGGTATCAAATCTGCTGAAACTCTTAACATCCTTAATTCAGATGTTTATTTCCAAACAGACGGATGTGGTTTAACCCCATCAGGTTTAACAACTTTTACACAAAGAACTTTGACTGTAGGTAGACTTGCAGTTGAAGAAACTCTTTGCCCTAAAACTTTAGAAGCTAAATGGATGCAAACACAAATTGCACCAGGTTCTGCAGTTGCTTTGCCATTTGAAGAACTTATTGGTTCTGAAAAAGCTGGTGTGATTGCTGAAAAATTGGAAATTGCTATCTGGCAAGGAACTGTTGCAACTTCTAACACTAACCCTAACACTAACAAGTTTGATGGTTTTAACACTATCTTGACTGCATTGGGCTTTGGTGGTGCTGGTGACCCTATTTCAGGAAACACTATCAGTGCAACTTCGGTTACAACTTCAAACGTTGACGACATCTTGGATGCTA